TCATCGCTGGCAGACTGGTGGACTCACGGATACGCTTCGCTGCCTTGCCTGTTGGTGCACTGGACTGCACCACGTAACCCTTCTCGACTAGCCTACGCGCGACTTCCTGTAGCAGCAATGTCTTGCCTGTGCCTGCTTTGCCTGTCACTGCCACGATACGCTTGCTGATGTCGCAGCATGCATCGATAGCCTCTGCTTGCCGTTCGTCCCATACAATGTTGTCATATGCGGTTGGCATTGGCGTTCCTTGTGCACTGAAAGGAGCGGCGAGCTACGTGCACACGGGGTGATGTGTGCACGTAGCCGCTAGCCTACGCGGTCTGCGCTGGATTTGCGCGCGGTTGGCCGACGCGCTTCACAGGCACGACACCGCGCAGGTAGAATGCATGTTGATGCGTGGCGTTATCCATCAGTTCCATGACGATGTTCGGATCACGCTCAACAGTTACGAGCTTGATGCGCTTCTTGTCGAATGCAACGGGTTGACCCTGTTCATCCGTCATCTGAATGACGAAGAACACGGGCTGTGGCACAGACGGTGAACGCTTGCGCCTTGCCTTTACGGGTGCAGGCTGGTTGGGATCGGCTTGGTGAACTGCGAGTGCCATGTATCCTCCTTGGTTGACGGCACCTATATGCTAGCATCACACATGCTATGGCGCAAGCACGCGTGCGATCTGTGCACGCTGTTCGCCCTCGAATTCCTGATGTGCGATCTCTACCGTGCACGTCAGTCCAACGAGTGCGTTGAGGTCGATGCTACGACCCAACGGACCACCGCACTTCTCCATGAACACACGCCAGCGGTGGCGGTTGGTGGGCGTGTCATCAATAGCCAAGCGGTTATACATCAGTGTGGTGCCATCGGGATCACCATCGGTGAAGTCAGCAGGATAGCTCTCTGCGTTGATGCGCATCGTGATCTGCACATACTCGTTGCCAGATGTGTTGGACACACGACGCTGTGCACCGATGATTTCAGCCGGATAGGGTCCGACCGGAAGCGGAACGGGTGGCGGAGCGTTGGTGATGTCTTCACTGAACGTGAGCAATGAACCAGACATAAGGCTTGCATTCCTTCCAAGCTATGGCTATGTGTGGGGGAACGGCCCCCCGCGCCGTTGATGGGTTAGTGTTCGCCTATGCATGTTCAACTTGGGGCTGTCTAACTCCCAGAGACAGCCCTATTTCTTTGACCCTCCCCTGCTAGTGGTTGCACTTGCACGCGATGGCAGTGGCAGCTTCTTACCCTTGCCCTCCTGCCACGCATGATACCAGTCGGCAATACCCTCACCGACTAGGGTATTCGCGTTGTAGTGCCACACGAACTCAGGCTGTGTGGCATCGAATAGTCGTGTCTTCATCGGCCTGCGTAGTCTACATGGACGCACTGCGATACGACGCTCCGTGCCTGTGTCTGACAGGTGCCATATCTCATTGAACCGCAGTCCGACTGCATTGGCCGTGCCTTCACTCAATGCCATCGTCACGGATGTGATGACACCTGTATCAGTGCGATCTGCTGTGCCTTCGTGTGTGGTCAGGATCAGGTGGCGCTTGTGTTCCATGCACAGACGCATGATTGCATTGGTTGCCTTCAACACTGATGCATTGCGATACGTGTAGCCTTGCATGCCCGGTTGCTCGATGCTGATCTTGGCACCACCTGCCCGCATGATTGCATTCTGCAATGCCATGTAGGCAAACGATGTCATGCTATCGATCACGACTGTCTCGATGTCTGGTCGTGACCTGAGTAGATTGCCGATGTCATACGGATCAGGCGAACCGAACTTGCTCAGTAGGGTAGCAGGTGATTGAGTGCCCAAGCTGAGGACAGCGATATCGCTACGATCAGCAAGGGACAAATCGCCGCCAGGATCGAACATAACAAAAAGTTTTGTTCCTGGTGCCGTTGCAGCCAACGTCGTCTTGCCACTACCGGAATCCCCCCACAGTAGTATGAAGAGTTGCATGTTCTCCGCAGTCGGTGACGTGAGAGGCACACCACCGACCATGATTGGTGCGTCGTTCACTCGTCTTCCTCCGCCTCCTGCATCTCAGTGACACGCTGGTTCACGCCATCAATCAGTGACAGCATGCCCAGCAGTGCATTGCGGATGTTGGTTGGTCCCATTTCATGGTCTGTGCTGTATCCTATCAGGACGCGCACTGTGTGATACTGTCGCAGGAACTCGATCTCATCCATGGTTATCCTCCACGCTGTTACTCGCTGCCGATGCCGTTGTACTTCCAGTTGTTCCTTTCCCATTCTAGCCGCCTTGCATGTGCTTCTTCTATTGTTTCAAATACACCGAGATGGATCAGCTTACCTTCGTGTCGGACCATGGCACGCCAAGTTCCATTGGGCATAGCTGTTACACCTTTTGGTGCATAGTCTTTGTATCCATCTGAGGTCCACATGTTCTGTGCACGTGTGATTATTCTCAGGTTCTCTCGTTGGTCGTCATGCTTTATCTTGTTGATGTGGTCTACCTCCGGTATACGACCAGCCTTCAATCCTAAGACAAAGCGATGCAGTAGCTTGAAGTCGTCGCGCGCTGACTTGTTCGGGCGGTTCTCCACACTGCCCGTTGCTACATAGCCTGTGTTCATCATGCGCCACTCGAACATGGATACACGTTCGTAGTCTTCATCGGATACCAACGCGCGGACATCTGTATTACTCAGAACCAATTCCATCTAGTACCACCTTCTGCAATGGGGACCACTCATCATCAATCATCTCTGACACGATGGTGCGTTGTTCTTCAGGTCCGCTATCGCAGAAAGGTATAAATGAGCAGGGGCGAAAATATCTTGAACAGCTATGCGTGTACTTGGGTGCATCATACGGGTTGTCCTTGTATTGTCTTGCCATTGCTATTGTATGCACGAGCCAGGATACCCAGTGCGTGTAGTGCCACTCGTGTCGTGAGACTGGCTCCCTGATGTAGCCACCGAAATCATACGTCTTGGGCAGAGGCAGTGCAAGTCCTAATATCTCAGCGTTATGCACAGGATGTTGTGTGAATACGCTGGCTGCGGCACAATATCCAGTAACCTGATGACTCAAGAGAAACGACTGTGACCATGCATCGTTGAGACGCGATGCGGTCTTGTTGTCGTGGATCGTCAGTTCGCCTCTACCATTATAGTGTATGCCATCAATGCGGCCAGTAAGACGGAACTCAAGATCAGCACCGCCAGAAATATGAACAACCAGATCAAAGGGTATTTCAACCCCGATGTCAGAGGTTGGGTCTCCGGTGTTGCGCATCCACACGCGGTGTTGCCATTGCCATCGATTGATGTAGACGTAGATTGCTTCTTCCATGTTAGACAAGGTTCGCCTGCGGTCCCTCGGATCATCGTAGAATCCACTCGTGTCCAATACTGCGATACACCCCCGTTTAGCCACGTCCATGAGGTCTGCGGCATCCTGTATCACTCCATCAATATGTTGCAGGCGTTCTTCCCCAAACAGGCGCGTGCCATGGTAGTGCCATAGCTGCTCCTGGAACTTGTCACCCATGTCAGTGCGTTGGTCGATCAGTGATATGAGCCGCACGAATGCGAAGCACTCGTGGAGAGCCGAGCCAGCTTCAAGTGCTAGCGCGCGGCCAGCACTTGGCATCTTCTTGTGCATGGCGTAGCGCAAGATACCAAACGTCGGACACGTATTGATGCCCGACAACTTGGTGTGGTCGTATGTTTCCAGATGTAGGTCTTGTTCGGTCGCGAGCCGGAAGCTAGCCTTGTAGGTCTCCATCACTGTCCTCATGCTGTTGGCGGTCACGCCTGATCTGTTCGATCGTGCGCTTCATACTATCACCAACTGCTATGAGCTTTTCAACCTCATCGATGCACCGTGACGTGAGGTCTGTGAGTTGCCGCATGTTCTGTCGCCACTCCACCAGTTCATCGAGTAATCGTTCGAGTGATTGCACCACTCCCTTCTCGAAGCCAAGCTCTTGGATGTAGGTGCGAACGTCACGCGCGTTAATCAGCGGCATCCTCTGTCTCCCCTGCCTCGAAGTTGCATACCATCGCACGCAGCCTGACCTTATGTATCAGTGCCTCCGCTTTCGCCTCCATCTCTTCGAATTTCTTCATGAACCGCGCAGCCGTATTGTATGCTCGCTCGAACTGCAAGTAGGACACGAGCGTGGACTCGTCTGCCTTCACCTTGGCAATGGCTTCGAGCTTCTGCACACGTTCCAACCTGCGTTGTCGGATGCCTGCGAGCATCTCATCGAGTTCATCCACGCTCATCTGGTTGATGGACGCACGACTGGTTGGTGTGTCGCTCACTTGCCTTCCTCCCACTTGGCGTCATCGCGGATCAGCCGATGTATCTTGAGGCGTGCTGCCTTCGATGCCGCTTCCATGGTGGAGCTTGAGCCGTAATACTCATACACACGTGTGAACTTGACCTGCCATACCCAGCGTTGATCAGGTGGTGCGTTAGGATCGAACGTGCACGTGTATTGTTGTCCTGCATGTCTGAATGTCTCACTCTTAGGCGGGATCGGTTTCCTCACATTCAAGTAAACCACCTCTGCCATGTGTTGCCCCTGTAGAAACACGAACAGCACCATGCTGCCGGAGCAACATGGTGCTATC